GCTATGGAACCTGATCAAGTATGATACAATTATGGAGGATATGGAAATATGCCTTGGGTAGTTTCTCTGATGAAAAGACTGAACCCTACGACAACTACGTTATTATCATACGTAGTATTATTTTCTTTTCTTATCTCATCACTAACTGTTTTATTATTGGTGGAGTAATCCGACATTGGAATCCACCAACACAATCTCCTATACATTATGCGAAATGATTTTCTCTGGGTTGAGAAGTATCGACCCAGAACAATTGATGATTGTATTCTCCCAACTAATATAAAGAAAACTTGTCAAGAGTTTATTGACGCAGGAGAGATACCTAACTTATTACTGAGTGGTCCTGCTGGTATTGGTAAGACTACTGTTGCACGTGCAATGTGTGAACAACTTGGTTCTGACTACATAGTAATTAATGGTTCAGACGAAGGTAGATTCCTTGACACAGTACGAAACCAAGCTAAAAACTTTGCCTCAACAGTCTCGCTTACAGCAAGTAAGAAGCATAAAGTTATCATCATCGATGAAGCGGATAACACCACTCACGATGTCCAACTCCTCCTTAGAGCGAACATCGAAGCGTTCTATAGCAATTGCAGATTTATCTTCACCTGCAATTACAAGAATAAGCTCATCGAACCTTTGCATAGCAGATGCGCTGTCGTGGATTTCGGAATCGATGCAGTTCAAAGACCTAAGTTAGCATCCAAATTCTTTCAACGTTTGAAGGGTATCTTAGAGAAAGAGAATGTCAAAGCAGATGACAAGGTACTTGTAGAACTAATACAAAAACATTTTCCTGACTGGAGACGTGTACTAAACGAGTGTCAGAGACATGGTGTGGGTGGATCTATTGAGACATCTATACTTGCTGAGGTGCATGATATAAATGCATCTACTGTTGTCAAATATTTACAGCAGAAGAACTTCCATGAACTTCGTAAGTGGGTAGCAAATAATATTGATAATGATGCTGGTGTCATCATGCGTAAGGTTTATGATGAGTTGCAGAAAGTTGTTGATGGTCCTAGTATCGCTGCTTCTGTTCTTATCATTGCTAAGTACCAGTATCAAGCAGCATTTGTGGTTGATCAAGAGATCAATCTCTTAGCATGTTTGACTGAGATCATGGCAGAGTGTACATTCAAATGATTAAAGAAGAAGAGTATATGTCTAGTGATGTGTGGAAAAGAAATATTCCACCAGTTACTAATTTCAAAAGAGGAAGTGCCTACAATAAATTTGGTATGTGGGTTATGTGGATTTACTATATCATAATACCTATGATGATAGTAAGAATGATATGGGATATAATAAAATGAAAGCACTAAAGACTCCTCTTCGATATCCAGGTGGCAAGTCACGTGCTACCAAATACATTTGCCCACGTTTCCCAAAGAAGATATCTGAGTACAGAGAACCCTTCCTAGGTGGTGGATCTGTAGCGATAGAATTTGGTAAAAGATGCCCAGATGTTCCAATATGGGTAAATGACTTTTATACTCCTCTAGCGGTCTTCTGGACGCAGCTCAGGGACAGTGGACAAGACCTTAGGGATAGACTAACTGAGATAAAATTGGAGCATAACACTCCAGATAAAGCAAAAGAATTATTCAACGAATACAAAGAGAGTCTCTATGATGGTGATGATCTTGAGAGAGCAGTAAAGTTTTATCTTATCAACAAGTGTAGTTTCTCAGGTCTAACTGAATCAAGTTCCTTCTCTAAACAAGCTAGTGAATCTAATTTTAGTTTACGAGGTATTGATAAATTACCTGAGTACTCAAGGATGATTGCAGAATGGAAGATTACAAATCTTCACTACGAAGAATTGTTGGGAGATGATGAAGATGTATTCATTTATCTTGATCCACCATACGATATCAAAATTCCTATCTATGGTAAGAGGGGTGCTATGCATAAACATTTTGACCATGATAAGTTTGCTATTGATTGTGACAACTATACTTCTCCTATGCTGATATCATATAACAGTAGTCAGATAGTAAAGGATAGATTCAGTGGTTTACAGTGGAGTGCTTCTGAATTTGATTTGACATACAGTATGCGTACTACAGGTGATTATATGCAGAAACAGGCAGAACGTAAAGAACTTATCCTCATGAATTACTAATGCGATTAGGAGTTTTGTGTTCTGGCAACGGAACTAATTTTGAAAATATAGTCAAGAATTGTCCTGACCATGAAGTTGTTATGATGATACATAACAAACAAAAGTGTGGGGCAAAGAAGAAAGCAGAGAAGTTGGGTGTACCACATTGTCATCTAACTACAGATGATGAGCGTAGTATTATCTGTCTTCTTCAAGCATGGAGAGTAGAACTTGTTGTCCTAGCAGGATGGATGAAAATTATATCTCCTAATTTTATTGAAGCTTTCCCTAATAGAATAATAAACATCCATCCATCACTACTACCTAAGTACAAGGGATTGAATGCAGTCCAACAAGCATTGGATAGTGGTGATGTTATAACAGGATGTACCGTACATTACGTGACAGAAGAGTTAGATTCTGGTACAATAATAAGGCAGGAAACCGTACCTATCTTACCAGATGATACGATTGAAAAATTGACGAAACGTGTTCACAAAGCAGAACACTTTCTATTACCACAGGTGATAAACGAATGCCATTATCAACTAGATATAGAAATGATATAATAGACATCTGTTGTCGTATTATATCTAATGACAATGTTCTACTTCATGAACGTGTTTGGATGAATAAACTGTGTGCAGTCAATGGATCAGCCAGACAATTGCGAGATGATTTACTTTCAGTTTTAGGAGACAAAATAGATGAGGTGTGAAGTAAAGTTGTACGTTGCTGGCAAAGTCTATAGTGAGTTTGTTGAAGCACGTAACTATCAAGAAGCAAGAGAGGTTGCTGTAGTTCGCAATCCCCATGCTAGAGTCATAGGTGTCAACGCAGTGTTTACCAATGAATAAAAGAGACAGACAAGAACTAAAAGATCTAATCAAAGAAGTTCTGATAGAATGGGACTACGAAAGAAAATTCAAAAAGAAAACCTTTATTCAATATCCAGCATATGAGACTAACACAAGAAGTGATCGAAAAGATCCAATTAGCAATGACACACACAAAGATGAACGGAGAAACAAATTGGAAAGACGGAGACGAAATTGATGTATCATTAGGTGGAACTTTTGCTGGTGACAAATTCATTAGTATAACTAATAGAACACGTAGCAATACTACCAAAAGATGAAAAGACTATTACTCTTAGCCGCACCACTTCTAGTGGGGTGTACTAATGGAGGATACGGTTTCGGATACAACGGAGGAGGTGGTGCAATCAACTGGAGTAATCCAGGCACAGCAGACTCATATACCTGTGAAGAAGCAGGAGACAATGCAGCAGCATACTATGCTACTGGTGAACACCCTAACTTAGCAGATTGTTAATGAAGTATGAATTGAAAGATTATCTAAACTCCATCAACCTCACCAAAGAGAATTTGATGGAGGGTGACGAGGAAGCAATGAAGGGTTATCCCTCCTTCATTATCAATCGTTGTATGTCTGGTCATGTAGATTGTTTATTGTATGCTAACGAGATGAATATGCTATCTCATCTTCCAAAGGACATGCAATACGATTTTTATATAAATAGCATCAGGAAAAAGAAAAGATTTTCTCCTTGGATCAAAAAAGATAAAGTGAAAGACCTCGAAAGTGTCAAAAGTTATTATGGTTATAATGATGAGAAAGCACTTCAAGCCTTACGAATTTTATCCAACGATCAACTTAAACATATAAAATCAAAACTTGACATTGGGGGATAAAATGTCCGTGACTATTACAGATAATGAGGTTCAGTGGTCAGAATCTCAGATGATAGGAGTTACTCTGAAAGAACCAGATGACTTCCTAAAGGTGAGAGAAACCCTTACACGTATAGGTGTTGCTTCTAGAAAAGAAAAGAAGTTATATCAATCGTGTCACATTCTACATAAGAAGGGTAAATATTATATCGTACACTTCAAAGAATTATTTGCATTAGATGGGAAGAAGGCAAACCTTACTCTTAATGATGTTCAGAGGCGTAACAGAATTGTACAGTTGCTGTCTGATTGGGGACTCGTTGTTGTCACAAACCCAGAAATCATCACAGACATCGCACCACTCAACCAAATAAAAGTTATTGCATTCAAAGAAAAGAATGAATGGATGCTGGAGACGAAGTATAATATAGGTAAAAAGAGAGTTAACCCTGCTAAATAGAATAGCAATAATCATTTAGTTCATGGCAAAAGAAGTTAAAGAAGAAGAACTTCTTGAAGAAGAAGTGGAAGTGGAAAAGAAGAAAGGTGTCTTTGGTAAAGTAAAGGATGCTATACTTCCTGATGCAGACGAACAAGCAGCAATCGTTAGTACATTTGTACGCCTTGGTGTGTTGGTTTGGTCGGGAGGAATATTAACTTTAAATTATGTCGCCATACCAGGTGTACCGCAACAAAAAATAGATCCAACTTTTATAGCTTCAGTTTTTACAGGAGTTTTAGCTAGCTTCGGAATTCAGACCGCTTCTAAAAAAGGAGACGGTACTATGAAGATGGATAAGAATGGAAACCCTACTAACGGCAACGGTGGTGGCGGTGGCATCAGCAAGAAAGATCTTGAGTTGCTAATTGAAAAGGCATCACAAACTGGTCCTACTCAAACAATTAAAATTGAGCAAGCACCTATCAAGATATCTACTGTTGACGATAAAACAGAACCATTTAAAATGTAAAGGAGAATCATGAAATTCAAATTTAACGATATTGCTAACGCAATCAGTGTAGCATCAGGAGTAACACTCGCTGGTATTATTGGTGTAGGAACATACATCTTTGTAAACAAGGATGCAATCATAGATGACATCAAAGATGCAGCAATTGAATCTGTAACAGGAGGCATGGGTGGTTCTCTAGGCGGTAGTCTTGGAGCACCTGATCTTGCACCTCCTGATAATTCAGCAGCTGTACCTCCTGTTGGTGGTGGTTTCGGAATCCCTAACTAATGGATTTACAGAAAATTACTAGTACTGGTACAGCAATTGCGGTTGTTGGTACTGGTGCGTTTGTTGGTGGCAATCATGTCATCGACCAACAAACTGGTGGTCCTGAAAAAAGAGAAGTTCAAGCAGAAGAAAGATTACGAAAAATTATCAGAGAAGAGTTGTTCACACAAGTAGTTGAAATGTGGCCTAAGACTTCTGGAAAGGTAAAACTTCCAGAGGTCAAGGATGCTGAAACCAAACAAAAAGATTATAGAGACGTTACAAAATGAGTGACATTAGTGACAAAGATTCAGAACAAGATGTAAAGATTGCTGTCATTGATAGTACTCTTGAGAATGCTACTCGTAGGATGGAGTTGATCCATAAGAGAATTGATAGAACAGACGAGAGAATAACAAAGTTGAATGAAGATGTAAGAGAGAGGATAAGAGCACTTGAGAAATGGGTCTGGGGTGCTGGTGCTGTGCTTACTGCCTTTATTGTTATAGGTGGTGTGGTCGGTGATTTAGATATACTTCCTAATAGTAATGACAACGCAATAATTGAGCACGTGATCGATGGATCCTATACATAATATTCCAAATGTTTATGCAAATGTATACCAGATAGGTGTAGGTAACATTGGAATAAATGATTCTGGAATACGTTTCATAGCTAATCAAAATATAAGATCGAATAGTTTTAGACCAGGTAGTGTAAGACAAATACAAACTACTCAGATAGGAGATGTGCGTACTTATCTCCAGTATGATCCTTCTACTACTATATTAGATGTTCCTGTTACTCAGGTAATTGGTACACCTATTGTCAATATGCCTGGTTGTGTCAGAGTACACAAAGAGAATACGAGAGGTAATAAAAATAATCAGTTGGTCAATGATGACCCTAAGCAAAACACAGTGTTGTGTGATGCTGGTATGCCATACTATGAACCACCTGACTATCAAGCAAATCAATTACAGTGGAGAACCATCACTCCTGATCAAGAGGATGACGATGATAAATGCCAAGGTGCAAACTGTAATGATGGTGGAGATGGAGGTGGTGTTGGTGGTGCTGCTGAACCAGATACGACAACACCAGAGCCAAAAGAAGATCCCCCTTGTCCAGAACAGAGGATGCCTAAGATAGGTGATCCAACTGCGAAGGGAGATGAAAAGGTATCAGGATACGAATTGCAGATAAACAAAAACGATCCTAGTGGTCCTAAGGTATGTGTAATATTATATGAAGCAAGGTCAGTACCAGAACAGTATTTACCTGCTCTGGGTACAGTAACTACGACTGCAACTATTGGAGCTGTAGCGGCTTCATCTGCCCTACTTGCCAAACCCCTAGCAGATCTGCTCCTGAAGGTATTGAAGCCTGCAATGAAGAAGATTGTTGGGAAAGTGAAGAAGATGCTTGGTCAGAAGGAGAAAGTTTTGTCGAAGAGGGAACGTCTTCTTCGTCAGAAGGAAGCGAATTCTGCTGCGAAGGCTGCTCGTCAGTTGAAGGGGAATTAGATTCATTCAACACCTCTCTAATTAGATTCTTGAGGTCTTCTGAATTACTTCTATTCTCATCTTTAGGTGTCACTTGCCATTTAGGTTGTGGGAAATCATGTTCATGATCTACAATCTGATTCAATGGTGTAGCTACAGATACGTCAGCACATATGGCTGCATATTTTGTATTGGGTGTGAAAAATATACCAGCTTTGTATAATTCTCCACAATTTTTGAGACGAGCTAATTCAAAATCTAATCTTTTATTAGCAGTTGCTTGATCGACAGATGCTATCTGTGAGGTTGCTGCTTCAGCACACTTACGTTGCATAGCCCTATTCAATGGTATTGATAGAGTAGCAGACAAACCTAGGTTGAAACTTTGGTTTGCTCTCATATCAGTACGTATTGGTTTGTACCATGTAGGTGTCATAGTACCATTAGCATTTACTATATCAGGTACTCCATCACCAGTAGGAACAGTTTGGATGATAGTTATGTCATCACCATCTTCAAACCATCTAGTACCATCTGCTTTAGTTCTATCATCATACCAGTCTTCCCAAGGGTAGTTCTTTACAGTGACTTGTTGTTCTACTGTACTACCAGTTTTATCAGTTGTATTATATTGTGGTTCGTTATAAAAATCTTCCCAAGGATCTTTCCTTGAATCTGCAAACTGAACATACGGTGTCATAT